TTTTCTGCATCGGTATTATATCAAGCTCAAGGGCAAGACAAAGTGTTTCCTGCTATTTATAAGAAGTCAAATACGAATAGCGCAGAAGATAGAATGGAAAGTATTATACGAATAATGCAAACAAAAAAGATAACTGGTGTATCTGCTTGGAACATTATGAATACTACTACAAACTTAGGAACTTATACAAGCTATGGTTATGCAGGACATTTAGATGACCCAATTAATTCTAATACTGACATCAATTTTGGTGCGCCTAAAGAAGTGCAATTTTCACCTGCTAACTTTACAGAGTTTAATTTATTTGCAGATTTTCATAGTCCTTATCTTGCAGAGATTACAAACAAGGATAGTAAGCTATTAACTTGCTTTGGACTTCTGGACATAGTAGATATATTCAATTTAGATTTTAGCAAGTATGTATATATTGACGGGGTTTTGTTTAGGCTTAACAAAGTTGAGAACTTTAACCCTATGGAATACAATACAACTAAACTATCGTTTTTAAAAGTGATTAATACAAGATACCCAATAATTTAAGATATAATGGCAGAGCAAAATAATATAGGTTTTAGCGTAAGTGTAAACTCCAATGATGCAACTAAGTCGCTTAAAGAACTTAGAGCAGAAATAGACCAAACTACAAAGTCGGTTGAAAAACTTGGTGAGCAGTATGGCGAGAATAGTAAAGAAGTGGAAGCTGCACAAAAGCGACTTCAACAATTACAAGATACAACTAATCAAAAGCAAGAAGAGAATACGCAGCGATTAGATAACGCAGCTAAAACTGTTTCTGCTTTATCGGCTGCTTATGGTGGTGTGCAAGGAGCGTTAGAACTTACAGGACTTGCAGGAGAAGACACAATTAAGCAATTAGCAAAGATACAATCTGCACTTGCTATTGGAGATGCAGTTCAAAACTTAGCAGAGTTTAGAGGTGCTATCGTTTCTACTTTTACAGAATTAAGAACAGGAGCGGTTAAGGCTTTCCAAGCTATTAAGGCAGGTATTGGTGCAACCGGCATTGGTGCATTGTTATTAGCCTTAGGTGGTATTGTTGCATATTGGGATGACATTAAAGCTGCGGTAGGTGGTGTAAGCGAAGAACAAAAGAAACTTTTAGCAGACACACAAGCAGATGCAAAAGCACAACAAGAGAAGCTATCGACTATTGATAGTCAAGATAACATCTTAAAGCTACAAGGCAAGTCGGAAAAGGAAATATTAGGCATAAAGATAAAGCAAACAGAAGAGGTAATTAGTGCAACAGAAAAGCAAGTACAACAACAAAAGATAGTTTTACAAGCACAGTTAACTGCTGAAAAAAGAAATAAAGAAATACTACAAGGAATTGTTAGATTTTTATTAGCTCCATTAACTTTAATTTTAGGGACTGTTGATAAGGTAGGTAAAGCATTAGGTAAAGATTTTGGATTAGAAGAGAAATTTTCAGGTGGTTTAGCTAATCTAATATTTGACCCTAAAGAAACAGAGAAAAAAGGACAAGAAGAGATAGCTGCTTTAGATAAAACACTTAACGATTTAAAAAATAAAAGGGCAGGTTATCAACTAAGCGTACAAGCAATAAATAAACAAGCAGGTGATACGGCAAAAGCAAATGCTGATAAGTTAGCAGAAGAAGAAACCGCAAGACTTGAAAAGCAACTTGCAGACGAGAAGAAACTTACAGATGATTTATTAGCAGAATATGATAAAAGAAAAAAGGCTTCTAAAGATGCTAAGATTTTAACTCAAAAAGAAATTGCAGCATTAGACGAACAAGACAGGGCAAAGCAAGAAGAAGAAAATAATAAAAAGTTTGATGCCCAAATTGCATTTTTAGGTAAGACAAAAAATTATACTTTAGAAAAGTACAATGAAGACCAAAAGTTTAAAGAAGAGCAAAGGGTTGCTGAATTAAAGGCAGATGAAGAATTAAATAATTTAAAATTTGATGCTGCAACCGCAGGACTTAATTTATTATCAAGCCTTGCAGGGGAAAACGAAAAGATTGCAAATGCTATGTTTGTAATTGATAAGGCTATGGCTATTGCTAAAATAGTAGTAGATACCCAAAGAGAAATAGCAGGTTATTTTGCCTCTAACTCTGGTATCCCTGTATATGGTGCAGCACTTGCTGCAAAGCTATCATTAGCTGCCAAAATTAGAGCAGGTATAGGAATTGCCTCAATCGCAGCTACATCTATTGCTAAGTTTAAAGGTGGCGGTGCATCAGGTGGTTCAGCGTTAGGCGGTTCAGCTCCAACAGTTTCTACACAAGCACCAATAGCTCCACCACAACCACAAACTACAACTTTAAGCAGCCAATCTATTAATGCCTTAGGAAGCCAAACATCAAGAGCTTATGTTGTGGAAAGCGATGTTACAAGCAGTCAGCAACGTATCGCAGCTATTCAGCAGAGGGCAAGATTTGGTTAAATGATAACAATTTAAAAAACTTAATATTTACGAGTATGGACTTACCTGTTTATTTATTAGACATTAGCGAGGATATGAACGACGATGCAGAAGTAGATTACGTTGCATTAGTAGACCGCCCTGCTATTCAAAAGAATTGGAATGCCTTTAAAAACCAACAACGCTTTGAAGTGGTTAGCGAAGATAAGCGTATTATTTCTGGACCTCTTATGTTGGCTGACGTTCCTATCTTTAGGAGTGATGCTACTTATGGCGATTACTATGTGGTGTTCTCTAAAGATACTATTTTTAAGATTGCTCAAAAGTTTTTCAAAAGAGGCTACCAATCAAACGTAAACTTGATGCACTCACCTAACGCGCAAGTAGAAGGTGTTACAATGTTTGAAAGCTTTATTACAGACGAGAGCAGAGGCATCTTACCAATGAAAGGGTTTGAAGATGCACCAGACGGAAGTTGGTTTGGTAGCTTTAAAGTAGATAATGACGAGGTATGGAGCGATGTTAAAGAGGGTAAATTTAAAGGCTTTAGCGTAGAGGGTTTGTTTACTTACAAGACAAAACCTACCAAAGAACAAGAACTTATGAATGCAATAAAGGAAATATTGCAGAGGGTTAAATGATAAACAAAATCTTTTATTAATATTTAAACAAAAAGAATGATGAACGCAAAAGATGCAATTATGCAAATTAGGGCTTTGTTCGAAGATATGCCAATAGTAGATGCTCCTGCACCTGCTCCTGCACCAATCGAAGAAGTACCTGTTACATTCGCAGAGTATAGCCTTATGGATGGTACAAAGGTTATGATTAGCGAACTTGCTATCGGTGGCGAAGTTACATTGGCAGACGGGACTCCTGCTCCAATGGGCGAACACCAATTAGCAGACGGAACACAAATCGTTTTAGACGAAGCTTCTAAAATCTTATCTATCGAAACTCCAGAGGCTGAAGCAAAAGAAGCTGAAGAAGTACCTGCTGAGTTAGGCAATAAGATTGACGAAAAGATGGCAGACGAAATTGCTGCTTTAGTTTCTCAAAACGAAAATCTTAAAACACAAGTAGCACAATTAGAGGCAAAAGTTAAGAATGGCTTTAGTCAAGTAGCTGAATTAATAGAAGCACTTACTAAGACACCTAACGCTGAACCTATTGCGCAACCAAGAAACAACTTTGGTTCTAACGTAACAACTCATAATATGAAGTACGATAGAATTGAGAAATTTAGAAACGCTTTATTAAACAAATAAAAATAAAATAAAATGGGATTTGATGTATCTGCATTAGCAAACTATACAAAAGAAAACGAAGCTCTATTAGTAACTTCGTCTGTATTGGGTGCAAAAACTGCTTCTCTTATTAAGAGCGCAGGTAACGTTATGGTTGGTGTAAAGTCAAGCGAAAAAATCAACATTATGGAAACAGACGCTATCTTCCAAGATGGTGCTTCTTGTGGCTTTAATGCTTCTGGTTCTACTACCTTTACTCAACGTACTGTAACTCCGGGTAAAATTAAAGTAAACGAAGCTCTTTGCCCTAAAGATTTAGAAGCAAAGTATTTACAAAAAGCTTTACCTACAGGTTCAATGTACGATAGCGTACCTTTTGAGCAAGAATATTCTGAAAAGAAAGCTAAGACAATCGCTGCACAATTAGAAACTGCGTTATGGACTGGCGACACTTCAAGCGTTAATGTTAATCTAAACCGCTTTGATGGTCTTGTAAAATTAATCGGTGCTGCTTCTGGTGTTGTTGCTGCTAACGCTTCAACTTTTATCTCAGGTGCGCCTTTAAGTACTATTACTGCTGCTAACGTAATTAGCATTTTTGATGGTGTTTACGCTGCTATCCCTGCTAAAGTTGTAGCTGCTGATGATATGACTATCTTCTGTGGTCAAGATTTATTCCGCACTTACACAATCGCTCTTAAGAATAGCGGTAGCTTCAATTACCAAATTGATGTTAAAGCTGATAGTGAGTTTATCCTTCCGGGAACTACAATCAAAGTTATTGCAGTTGCAGGTCTTAACGGAACAAACAAAGTTTACGCTATGCGTTTAAGCAATATGTTCTTAGGAACTGACTTACTTAACGAAGAAGAAAAGTTTGAAATTTTCTATGCTAAAGAAGCTGACCAAGTACGTTTCGTATCTGAGTTCAAAATGGGTGTAAACATTGCCTTCCCTGACGAAGTAGTGAAGTTTATCCTTGCATAATTTATCGGGTAGGTTGAAATATACCTACCCATTTTTTCAAACTAATTAATTTTTAAAATATGCCTTGCGCTTTAACTCAAAATTATACTCTTGACTGCAAAGACAGTTTAGGCGGTATAACCGAAGTTTATTTTGCAGCAGCATCGGATATTACCTCAACAACCGAAGCAAGTGGTGTTATTACCGCACTTGTTAAGGCAGCAGGTAAAAAGTTCTATAAGTACGAACTTGTTAAAGGTACTTCTCAATTAGTTGAGAACGTAAACGCAAACGTACAAAACGGAACTATCTTCTATGCTCCAGAATTAACTATCGTATTAAACAAATTACAAGCGAACACAAGAAACGAAATCTTGTTGTTAGCTCAAAACACTTTAGTAGCAGTTGCCAAAGATAACAATGGCTTATTCTGGTACTTAGGTAAAACAAGAGGCTTAGACCTTACTGGCGGTAACTCTGGTACAGGAACGGCTGAAGGAGATAGAAGTGGCTATACTTTGACTTTCACGGGTGCAGAGGCAGCTCTTGCTCCTGCGGTTGCTTCAGGTGTAGCAGCAGCTTTAACGACTCCTGGTTCTTAGGTTGTTTTGGTTTTGTATATAGATGCCCTCGTCATTA